GCTGCGGCCAGCGGCGGCCGATCATGCTCGCGTCGTCGCCGCACTGGTACGAGTGCAGCCGCTGCTACCGCGGCGAGGTCCCGCCGATGGATATGGCGCTCAAGCGGGCGATGACGGAGGGGCGATAGTGCTGTCCCAGGGCCCGTCATTCAATCCCGAGAGGGACGTCGATCTCTTCCTCGATGCACTCGCCGGCGTCCGCGGCAACTCGCCGATCGAGGCCAGGCTGCTGGTCGCCCTGGCGCGGTCCGTCCTCGAAAGCGGCTGGCGCATCGAGATCGCCCAGCCGGACGACTGCGAGATGGTGGTTGACGATGATGGCTCGATGAGAGGGTTCAGGCCTCCTCGGGAAGAACGAATCGCCATTGCCGGGCACGGAGGAGACGTCGCCGTGGTCGGCGTCTTTCCTCAGTGTCGGTTTGGCAAATACCGAGTCGACTTTCTCGCCAGCTTAATCCTGCCCAGCGACGGCGGCATCGCCTTCGGGGTGATCGAGTGCGACGGGCACAACTTCCACGAGCGAACGAAAGAGCAGGCGGCACGAGATCGCGGCCGAGACAGGTGGTTCACGGGGATCGGGATGCCATTTCTCCGCTTCACCGGATCCGAAATCTTCGCGAGCCCGGGCGCCTGCGCGAGGGGAGTCCTCGACTACCTCAAGGGAGCGGTGCGCTAATGGCCGGTCGTATCCGCAGCATCAAGCCCGAGATCCTCTCGGACGCCAAGGCGGGGAACCTGGACCACGCATCGTGGCGCCTGTGGGTCTCAATGTGGCTACTGGCCGATGACTCTGGCCGCCTGCCGGCCGAGCCCGCCTTTCTGGCCGGCCAGGTCTTCTGGGCGACTACCGGTACGGGATCGGTCAAGGAAGCCTCGCGAGGGCTCGCGACTCTTCGCGAGATGGGCCTGGTTACGGTCTACAAGGTCAGAGGTCAGCAATTTGCTGAGATCAACGGGTGGTCCAGGCACCAGCGGATCGACAAGCCGAGCGCACCAAAGTTTCCCGGTAAAGATCAGGCGGATAGCCTCGATTCGCCGAGGACTCGCGAGGGCTCCGCGAACCCTCCGGGAGGGCTCGATGCTGATGGGAATAGGAAGGGAATAGGAAGGGAAGAGGAGGAGGAAGAGGAAGAGGATGGGGCTTCGCCCGCCCTTCGCCTCTGGGCTCTGCAAGAGAAGCTCAGGCAAGAGGCAATCCCCGGCTCGCGCTCGCTCGCTCTGACCAAGCCGCGGAAGAGCGCGATCGAGAAGCTTTTGCAGAGCGGCTACGCCGAGAGCGACCTCGCGGCCGCTCAGCAGGCGTACGCGGACGCCGCAAGGCGAGACCCGTCGCAGGCGCAGTGGTTCAACGGCGAGACCAACTGGCGCGAGGGGAACGTTGCCAGGCAGCTCGGGCGCATCGGCACGACGAGCGCGCCGCCGCGCAACGGTAGGGCGCTTGGCCCCACCGGAGTTGCCCTTGCCGAGCTGGCCAGGCTCGAGCGCGAAGAGGCCGCAGCAGGCAACGCAAACGCGGCGCAGGACGCCGACTGGTGGGGAGCATGACCGAGGCAGAATCACAGCGACTCGTCGCAATCCTGTTCACGTCGTTTGCGTCGCAGCTTGGTCGCCTCGGCGACCAGCAGCTCGCCGATACGCAGCGCGCGTACCGCCGCTTTCTTGCCGATCTGACGTTCGCCGACGCAGAGGCGGCGGTTGCGCGCATCGTGCAGACCTCGCGCTTCATGCCGACAATCGCCGAGATCCGCGACGCCGTGCTCACGGTGCGGACCGGCGATGTCCGGCCCGGCGGCGATGCGTGGGGGGACGTTCGCCGGGCGATCTCGCGCTGGGGTTCCTATCGCGTGCCGGGCGTCGACTTCAACTTCGCCGACGAGACGGTGCACCGCTGCGTTGCCGCTCTCGGGTGGGACTCGCTGTGCTCGAGCGAAAACGAGACCGCCGACCGGGCGCGGTTCGTCCAGCTCTACGACCAGCTCGCCAAGCAGTCGAGAAGTTCGTCGGCGGCGTCGCCTGGACTGGCCGCCGGGCGCAGCGATGCGCTCAGGCTCGTGGGCGATGTAGCGAACGCGATCGCGGTGAAGCCATGACCGGCCGCATCGCCTCCGTCCGCTGCCTCAACTGCGACACCCGCCACACCGTCGCCGTCTCGGATCACCTCGCCCCGCTCGACGCCGTGGGCGCCGTGCTCAAGAGCCTCGCCGTCGCCGGCTGGCTGTCGTGGGACGAGGGGAGATTGTGCCCGCGCTGCAGCGACTGCGCGCTCAAGGCGCCGCGCGGACGGCGTGAGACCGAGCAGCTGATCGGCGCCATCGCCAAGCGCATCGAGCGGCGCCAGGTCGAGGTCGTCGGCGAGGTGGGACGATGACCGGCCCCGGGCTCGAGCGATGGATCGTCCGCTGCGATGGCTGCGGCGACGAGGTGGCCGGCGAGGGCCTGACTGACGCGCTCGCATCGGCGGCGGCGGTCGATGCGGCGGCCAGGCGGGGATGGCGGACCACCTGGGGAGGGCGCGGCCGCTGGGACAGCTGCCAGGCTTGCCAGCGTGCCCAAGGCGAGGCGATTCACGCGGGGGTCAGCAAGTGAGCAGGCGAGGCGATTCGTTTGTGTGGCGGGGCAAGCGGCGACGCTCGGGCGTGGCCGGCGTCGTGGTTGCCGATGAGCCGGTGAGGCGCGGGGGGCGCCCGCCTGGCTGTCAGCTCGAGCTCGATGGGGCGACAATCGCATGGCTCCGCGAGCAGGCCGCGGCACATGACTGCTCGGTCAGTGCGGTGCTCGAGAGCCTGATCCCGCGCGATGGTGCCCCGTGACCGACTCCTGGTGGTGGTCGCTGGCGATCCTCGCGGTGGTGTTTGCCGCGGGGATGGGCACGCCGACCGATGACGAGTAGTCGCGATCGTCCGCAGAACGCCGCCTGGGCCGCTGTGCAGATCGCTCTCTAAGAGGGCGCGCGCGTCGAATCGTGTCTGTCAGCTGGATTACAGTTGGCGTGCGGTGAATTGTCGCTGGTCGAGTCCATAGCGCGACACTTGTAACGACTCGTTGACAAATGACCATACACATGATGTCATGCGCCCATCGGTCGCGACAACGCGCCGGACAACCAGGGTGAATGCCAGGGCCACAACATCTGCAGCCGGTCGAAGTGATCGCGGTCGAGGGCGCGAAGCTCCGGCGGCATATCCTCGACCTCGAGGCGTCGCGGGTCATGCACCTGGCCCGCCTGGTTGGTCGTCGTCTACGTCGACACATCGACAAGACGCCAGAGGATGCGGTGCCGGATGCCGAGTTCGTCGAGTCGGCGAAGTGGGTATCCACCACGGTGCTCGGGCTGCTCAAGGAGCAGCGTGCGCGCGCCGAACTGGCGAAGGGGCAGCCCATGGATGACGCTGAATTCGAGCGGGCGTTTCGCGCCGAGGTGGGGCGCGTCGTCGAGGCGATGAGCGACGAGGAGTTCGCCGAGCTGGCAGCGAAACGGGGGCGAAAGTGATCGCCACGCAGCGCGCCGAGCGGGCGGCGGTGGACGTGTTCATCCGCGCGGCCTGCGCGGAAGATCAGAGCTACATCGCCTCGACGCTCATGCACTCGATTCGGACGCCGCGCGGCCTGCCGATGCCCAAGCGCGACTCCAACGCTGTCGTCGACTACCTACTCGACGCCAAGGGCGTGAGGCTCCTCGTCGCCTGCAACGAGGACGGGAAGATCGTGGGCTGGCTCTGTTGGTCGCCGCTCACGGCCACGCGCCTGGTGCACTACGTCTACGTCCGCAAGGACTGGCGGCAGCGCGGCATCGCCAAGGCGCTGATGTCCGGTGCGCATCTCGACGACGAGCGCTCGAGCCTCGTCTACACGCTCAAGGGTCTATCAGCCGACTGGCTGCTCGACCTCTACCCTCACGCCGTCTACGTGCCGATCCAGGAGGCTATCTCGTGAAGCTGCAACCCATCTTCGACCGCGTTCTCGTGCTGCCCATCAGCGAGGGGCGCACCACCAAGGGCGGTCTACTGATTCCCGACGTGGCCTCGCACAGTCGCGCATGGCAGTACGGCGACGTCGTGGCGGTCGGCGCCGGGCGAGCCGACGCCGCCGGACACGTCGTGCCGATGAACGTCAAGCCGGGCGATACGGTCATGTACGGCCGCAAGTCAGGCACGCTCATCCCGATCCCCGGCGACGACGGGGAAGAGGTCCCGCACGTGCTCCTGCGCGAGCCCGAGATCTTGGCGGTCGTGACAGATTTGCCGCGGGACACCGGCCTCATCGGCGCCGATGGGCTGCGGCTCCTGTCGATGCTGCCGCAGTCGATCGCCAAGTCCGATTCGAGCTACCAGGCCGAGGCCGAACTCGACGCCGCCCAGCGCGAGGGCTGGGACACCGGCGATCACATCGACGAGCCAGAGCCAGCATGATGGGGAGATGCGGATGGTGCCTGGCCGCAGGCTGCCTCCTGGTCGACCTGTACAAGACGCCGACCTGCGCATCATGCGCAGCGGCGACGTCGCGCGAGCGAGTGAACCGATGGCAGCGCGCCGTGTTTGGGCGCGCGAAGGAGAGAGAATGCCGATCACCATGATCCAGTTTCGCGAACCAGTGGCCGTGCCTGGCGACACCGGCGCGATCGACACCTGGACGCCGCTCAAGCACGGCAAGGCGGTGCCGCATGTGACCGTGGAGGGGCCCTATGCGGTGCTCCAGATCCACAACGGCGACGTCATCAAGGTGCCGATGAGCAACATCGTAGCCTTCACGGAGAAGCCGGAAACGATGAAGGTGGCGAAGCTCGCCGGGGGCAACAAGTGACCGCGGCGCACCTGCCCACGGACTCGACGCCGGGGATGTCGCACGATGAGGCGCTTGCCTACGCCGAGTTCAAAGCGGCCGCCGGGCAGCTGGCGACCGCCGAGCAGGCCCGCGGCGCGGCCGTGCAGCGATTCCAGGCGGCACTGGCCAAGCTCAACAGCATCGTCGCTCCGCCGCCGGGGCCGTAGCGGGCGCATTGTTCAGTGACGGCCGCCGCTTTCAACGGGCGTTCGCTGCCCGCCAGGCCCGGCGGCTCGCGGTTGCACAGGCCGAGCAGTTCACCGCCGAGTGGTTCCCCGAGCAACGCGCGTTCTACGAGGATCCGGCGCAGCTCGTTGCGGCGATCTGTGGTCGACGAGCCGGCAAGACGCGTGGTGGCTGTCGACACTTCGTCAAGCTCGCGCGGACGATTCGAGGCGCGCGCCTCCTCTACCTCAACGAGACGCGCGGCGAGGCGGAGAGGCTCGCGTGGTTCGGCACGCAGAACGATGGCATGGCGAGTCTGGTCACGCGCTACGGGATCAACGCGAAGCTCGACGCGTCCGACCTGTCGATCTACTTCCCCGACACAGACGCGTGGATCTGGCTGCGGGGCGCCAAGGATGAGCGCGAGGTCCGCAAGGCTCTTGGCGGCGCCTATCACGAGGTGTGGTGGGATGAGGCGCAGAAGATTCCGCCCAAGCTCGAGTCGACCATCCGCGAGGTGTTCATGCCGGCGCTGCTCGACTTCGGCGGCCGCTTCCGCACGACGGGGACGCCTGTGCGCCAGATGGCCGGGCTCTTCCACGACGCGACGAGGAGCGACGGCAAGCGCAACGCGCAGTGGTCGCTACATCACTGGACCCTGCTCAACAACCCTCACTTCGGCGCGACGGCAGAGGAGCGGTGGTCGCGCGGCATCGTCGGACTGCAGCGCCTCTACGGCGGCGAGGATGTGGTCACGATCGAATCGCCGATCATGCAGCGCGAGGCGTTCGGCCGATGGGTGCGCGAGGATGCCGCCTTCGTCTATGCCGTGCACCGCGTACCACACGATCGTCTACTCTACGCGCCCCACCGCGCTCGAGCTGACGGCTTCGTCGATGTCCCGAGGGCGCTCGCCGATCTGCCGTGGCGCTGGCAAGACGCCCAGTTCGCGCTCGGCTGTGACATCGGCTGGTATCCGGACCCGTTCGCGCTGTGTCTCTGGGCATGGCATCCGCACGATCCTCGGCTCTACGAGGTGTGCAGCTGGAAGCGGAACTACATGACCGCCGACGAACAGAATGCAGCGCTCAACGCGATCCGGCAGCATGTGGCGGTGGGCATGGTCGTGGCCGACGGTGGCAGCCCGAGCAAGCCGACGGTGCAGGGCTGGGCTCGCGAGTGGATCGAGCGGTACAACCAGCCCTTCGTCGAGGCCGAGAAGAGCAACAAGCACGGATCGATCGACACCTACAACAACGACATCGTGCGCGGGCTCGTGCAGTTCCGCGACGGCGGTCCGCTCTTCGAGGAGATGTCGCAGCTCCAGTGGTCAGGCGTCGTGAGCGGCTCGGGGCGCCTCGTTGAAGATCCGACCATGGCCAACGACGTCTGCGACGCGTCGCTGTACGCGCACCGCCACAGCTACCAGTTCCGGTGGCGGCCTGAGGAAAAGAAGCCCGACGCGGGGACGGTGGAGTACGCCCTGCGCGAGGAGCGCGAGATCGAGGAGGATCGGCTAGATGACGAAGCGATCTACCACTGAGCGAGTCAAGGATCTGCTGCTCTGGGCGCGGCAGCACAAGATCGCGATCACGAGCATGGTCGTCGGCGACGTGTCGCTGCAGCTCGCTGACCTGGCGCTCGGCGACGCAGCGCCGCGGGCTCGCACCGACAACGACCGCAAGGCGGACATGTTCCGCTTGTACGGTGGGACCGTCCTTGACGAGCTGCACGCCGAGCCGACCGGCGCGGTCATCGAGGAAGAGGACGAGTGATCTCCGACGATCTACTCGACAAGCTCGGCCGCGGCGCCACGCCGATGGCCGGTGACGTGCTTGAGCTAGTCACGGAGGTGAGGCGACTGCGGGCAGGTGTCATCCCTGCATCGGTCATCACCCAGGAGGCGTTCGACTCGGTGCGCAAACAGCGCGATCGGCTCGCGGTCGACGTCGAGCACCTGCGCAACGAGGCGCTGCAGATGGCGGCCGCGGTCAAGGTCGCCGAGGGGGAGCACCGCGCAGCCCTGGCGGCTCTCGAGGGCGCCAAGCGCGAGGCGGAGGCGGCCGCGCGGGCGGCCAACGTAGCCGGCGAGGCGTATCGCGTCACATCGCTGCGGGCGTCTAGCCTCGTCGAAGCGTGCCTCCGGTGGCGCCGCTTCCGCAACGGGTCGACCCTTGAGCGCGCGATCGAGCGCTACCTCGAGGAGGGCGGCGCCTCAGTGGCGACAGATGTCACCGATTCTTGACAAGTGACCATATACGTGTTGTCATTCCCGGCAAGGGATGGCCAAGGCCCGCCCAGTCGCCGCTCGTCGGCGACGTGACAGGGATGAGGGGCACGAGGACGACGGCAAGCGTCGGAGCGTCCAGTGGTGGCGCTGTGAGTCGGGGCAGGATGCAGCCGGCAAGCTGTGGACGTGGTGCGACCGGCTCAAGCAGCGATGGTCCGCCGACGGCCTGCAGGACCTGATCTTCGAGGCCATCTATCGCGACGAGCCGCTCGGCTCAGCGTTCAACGTCGCCCACATGCGCGGCAGCCGGCTGCAGCACAGCCGCTCGCCGATGAACGTGATCATGGGCCTGGTCGACACCGCGACCGCCAGGCTCACCAAGCGACGGCCGATGCCGGTCGCCGGATGCGATGATGCCGGTTGGTCCGAGAAACTGTTCGCCAAGTCGGTCTCGCGCGTCATCCGCCGCAAGATGGGCGGCCCCGGCGTCGAGCGGATGTCGCCGGATCTGATTCGCGACTTCATCATCCGCGGCACCGCAGTCGCCAAGGCTGTCCGCATCGGCGGCGACGTGTCCACCGAGCGCGTGCCCATCTGCGAGATCGTCTACGACCCGCGCGAGGCGTACTACGGCCCGCCGCGGCAGCTGGCGCACGTTCGACCGGTGGCGCGAGAGGTCCTCTGCGAGGAGTTCCCCGAGTACGCCGAGCAGATCGAGTCAGCCAGCGAGTTCAATCGCTCGGATCCGTGGGTGCTGCACATGTACGCCGGTCCCAGCTTCGCCGACCACATCGAGATCGCCGAGGCGTGGCACCTGCCTAGCGGCCCCGGCGCCGACGACGGGCAGCACATCATCGCGATCCGCGGCGTGACACTTCTGCGCGAGCCGTGGAAGGTCCCCCGCTTCCCGCTGTCCTTTGCTCACTGGTGCGCGCCGATCCGCGGGCTGCGCGGCTCTGGTCTCGTTGAGCAGCTCATGCCGAGCCAGGCGCTGATCAACGAGATCCTCGCCGACGCCAAGGAGGGGCTGCACTACGGCAGCCAGCTCAAGCTGTTCGTCCAGCGCGGCTCGAACGTGATCAAGAACCACCTCCGGTCTCGTCACCCCGCGGTGATCGAGTTCGACGGGGCGGAGCCGCACTACGTCGCCCCGAACCCGGTGAGCGAGCAGGCGCTGCGGATCCTCGATCTGGTGATCAACCGCATGCATGAATTGTCGGGGATCTCGCAGATGGCGGCGCAGAGCAAGAACCAGCTCGGGGCCGGCGCGTCGGGCAAGGCGCTGGACACTCTCGACGACATCCAGAGCGATCGCTTCGCGCACGTCGAGGCCGGCTACATGCAGTTCCGGTGTGACATGGCCGTCAACATGCTCGACATGGCACGCGCGATGGTCGAGGAGGCCAAGGGCGAGCACGTCTTCGACGAGCAGCCGGCGCCGATCGCCAAGCGAGACCTCGCCCAATGGGTCCAGGCGATCGATTGGGGAAAGTTCGACATCGACGCCGGCCCCTATCACATCGCGATCGAGCCGATCAACTTCCTGCCCGATAGCCGCGCCGGGAAGCTCAGCTTCGCCAAGGAGCTGTCAGCCAACGGCCTGATCCCGGATCCGACGATGACCGCGGCGCTCTTCGACGAGCCCGACATTCAGAAGGTGAACCGGTCGATCTTGGGCCCATACCGGAACATCGAGCGCATGCTCGAGGGAATCGCGGACGTCGACACGCCGATCGAAGAGGTGCTGCCGACACGTAACACCAACCTCCCCCTGTTCGTCCTGATGGCCAAGGGCGAAATGGAAGACGCCTTCGCGATGAAGGCCGACGACGAGGTGATCGAGCGCTTCCAGCAGTCGCTCGAGTACGCACAGCAGCTCACCGAGGGAAGCTCGCCGCCGAGCTTGCCGGGAATGCAGGCCGCCAACATGGGCGCAGCGCCAAACGCGGCGACGCTGCAGCCCGAGTTTGGCGGCGGCGCGGCTCCCATGCCGATGCCACCAGGTGATCCGGGGATGCCGCCGACAGGGATGATGCAATGATCGACAACGACCAGGACGAGCCCGCCGACACCTCAGGGATGGAGCCGGAACTCCGGCCGGGCATGACCGAGCCAGAGGTCTCCGGCGGCGCAGGCGACGAAGACGCCGTCTTCGGCGGCGACGCGCCGCCCGTGCCGCGACCCTCGCGCCGCATGTCCGATGAGGCGCGAAAGCTCATGGTCGAGGCGGTGACCAAGCTCAAGGCCTCGCGCAAGAGCGAGGATGATGAGGGGGCCACCGGTGAGTTCGATGAGGCCCCCGCCCCCCGGCCAGTCAACAACAGTTCGGCGCCCCCGGCACCAGCGCCCGTGGCCCCTCCGGCCCAGGCAGCACCCTCCCCGGCACCGGCGCCATCTATCGACCCGGCAGTCCTCGAGACGAAGCGACAATACGAGGCACGGCTGGCAGATCTCGACGCGCGCGAGCGAGCCATCAAGGATCGCGAGGCCGCGCCCGATCTCGCCGGATTCCGCGATGCCTATCTCGAGCGGCCAGCGGCTGCGCTGCGCGACCTGATGAAGGCGCGCGGCATCGCCACGACCGATGATGAGTGGAAAGAAGAGATACGCGACCTCATCACCGAGCTGTCGGGTTCCGAGCTGGGCGTGGAGCTGCCGCAGGACGTTCGCAACCGTCTGGACGCGCGGCGCGCCATGCGCGCGGTCAAGAACCACAAGGAGCAGCTCACCGCGCGCGAAGCCAAGCTCGAGGCAGAGCGAAGGGCCGCCGCCGATGAGGCGGCCAGGCTGCGAGCTGTCGAGATGCT